GATATACACATTGATCTGCACGGTATATATGCATATTTTAAAAACGTGCGTACAAAACTCAGAACAATATACATATGACCCCCCACCCCCCTTAATTTGTTTATATACAACAAAGAAGATATATTGCTAGAGAAAGGTACCCCCTATTGTTCCATTACCTCCCACATAGCCATCCCCTATATAAATTTTTTGATATAATTGCTGCATTGCAACAACCGGGGTGTACCCCACTAAACTAGGAGAATGTAATGTTCGAATTTGATAAGGCATATAAGCAGTACGAAGAGTTGGCCGAGCGTATCAAGCAGGTAAATGAGTTTTGGATTAATTCCGTAATTTCTAGCCTGAAACAGTTAATTAAATAAGGGTAAACCCTAGGTGGCCTAGTGCCCCCGAACTGTAAAAATTGTGTAGTAAACTATGCAAAACGGGGGGCTAATGGATGAAGTTCAGTATAAAAAAGGTGGACACCAGAGATCCGTCGATAGTAAATGTTCTTATGTATTTGCAAAGACAGATACTGCCGAAAGACACACCATGCAAACCAGAACGTGGTCATTGGTGGATTGCATATGCCGAGTGCGGCAAGCCTGTAGCTTTTGCAGGTCTGGTACGTTCGATCAAATGGAGCGACACAGGTTACTTATGTAGAGCAGGTGTGCTTGATAACTTCACAGGGCATGGCTTACAAAAACGTTTGATCAAAGCTCGCTTGGCACAAGCAAGGAAACTTGGCTGGTCATGGTGTATTACGGATACAACAAATAATCCCGCAAGTTCAAATTCTCTTATATCATGTGGATTCAAGATATACCGCCCAGCTCAGCCTTGGAGTTGGAAACATTCAATCTATTGGAAATATAAGGTCCGTGCTGATGCCGTACAAAGATCCGAGCGAAAGAAAAAGAAAACACAAAGAGTATAGCCGCAAGCATTATGAAGCTAATACAGAAGAAGTAAAACAGCGTACAGCAGATAAGAAAAAAGAAAAACGTAAGGAGTGGGATACATTTAAACGTACACTTAAATGTACAAAATGCGGTTTCTCCCACCCAGCAGCGTTAGACTTTCACCATATAGACCCGTCTCAAAAAGACCGTGCGGTTAGTTATTTTCATACCCAGGGTCAATTTAAAAGAGCGTATCAAGAACTAGAAAAGTGTATGGTTCTTTGCGCTAACTGCCATCGTGTACACCACTACGAAGAAAAGATGTTAAACTCGGGCTAACTTAACTAACCTGTATTCAAACAATGCCGGTAAATGTAGAACCTACAAACGAATATCCTGTGCCCCAAAAGGCCAAGACTAAGACAACTGATTCCCATTCAGATAATTTGCGAGCTAAAGCAAATACAGCAATGCTATTAAAAGAGCTAGATGCTGACTTTGAAGAGCCTACAGAAGAAGAACGTCAAAAAGCTATAGAGCTATTCATGCAAGTTGAGGGCGAAGACCCCTCTAAGGAACAAAAAGAACAACATAATCAAGCACTTGTACAGCCTGGGATAGCATTAGCACTAGGCGGATACATCTCTCACTACGACCAGCAGGTAATAGCCGACAAGATTCAGCTGCGGAACATTGCAATTAACCGCTTGCTTGAGATGAGTCAAGATGATGACCCTAAAATTGCTATAAAAGCAGTGGAGTTGATTGGAAAAGCATCTGATTTGTTCACAGATCACCAAGAAATTACCATTACACATAAGAATAGTATCGAGTTACAAGAGGCAATTAGGGAAAGAATCAAGCAATTAATGGAGATGAACACTATAGATGTCACTCCAAAGTCCAAAAAACTCACAAATTCGTTAGACGATGCCACAATTATCGAAGACTGAGCTAAAAAACCTAGAGAAAAACCTAGGAAAGCTCACTACTGCGCAGCTTAGAGCGGTATTAGCGGACTTAGACGTCACAGTTGAGGCTAAACAAAAGGAAAACTGTCAGGAAAGGTTCATGGATTTTGTCCATCGGGTGTGGCCTGACTTCATTGACGGAGCACATCATGGTGAAATGGCTGCAGCATTTGAACGAGTTGCTAATGGGGAGACTAAAAGGCTTATTATTAACATGCCTCCTCGTCATACAAAAAGCGAATTTGCGTCTTATCTCTTACCTGCTTGGTTTCTTGGTAAATTCCCTAAGAAGAAAGTCATCCAAACCTCCCATACGGCAGAGTTGGCCGTGGGGTTCGGTCGTAAAGTGCGTAACTTGGTTGATTCCGACACATATAAATCAATCTTCCCGGGCGTTGGACTACAGTCTGACTCGAAAGCTGCTGGCCGATGGGCGACTAACCAGGGTGGCGATTATTTTGCTATTGGTGTGGGTGGTGCTGTTACGGGTAAGGGAGCTGACATCCTCATTATCGATGACCCTCATTCTGAGCAAGAAGCGGCGCTAGCCGAAAACAACCCAGATGTGTACGACAAAACTTATGAATGGTATACATCAGGACCTCGTCAGCGTTTACAGCCAGGTGGATCCATTATTATCGTGATGACACGGTGGTCTAAGAAAGATTTAACGGGGCAAGTAGTTAAAGCAGCGCAGCAAAGGTCAGGAGAACAGTGGGAAGTCATTGAGTTTCCTGCAATTTTGGATGATGGTAAACCCTTATGGCCTGCGTTCTGGAAACTAACTGAATTAGAAGCATTAAAGAATGAATTGCCTAACGGCAAGTGGATGGCGCAGTATATGCAGTCGCCAACATCAGATGTTAGTGCGATTGTAAAGCGGGAATGGTGGAAGATTTGGGAAGAAGAGTATCCTCCGATGTGTGAATTTACTATTCAGAGCTGGGATACGGCGTTTCTAAAAACCCAACGGTCTGACTATTGTGCCTGCACTACGTGGGGGGTATTCTACCAACCAAACGATCGTGGAGTAGAAGTTCCGAATATTATCCTGCTTAATTCATTTAAAAAACGCATGGAGTTTCCAGAGTTAAAACAAAAAGCGTTTGAAGACTATAAAGAATGGCAGCCAGATTCCTTGATTGTTGAAGCAAAAGCTTCGGGCGCCCCGCTAGTATTTGAGCTACGAGCAATGGGTATTCCGGTTCAAGAATACGTTCCAAGCAAAGGTAATGATAAAATAGCTAGATTAAATGCAGTAGCAGATATTTTTGCGTCTGGTAGGGTTTGGGTTCCTAATACTGCTTGGGCAGACGAGTTAGTAGAAGAAGTAGCAAGTTTTCCATCGGGCGAGCATGATGACTTAGTAGACTCGATGACACAAGCGTTGCTACGGTTTAGAAGAGGCGGCTTTGTTCCATTAGATTCAGACGAAGAGGATGAGCCAGTATATTTCAAATCTAACCAAAAGAAATACTACAATGTTTGAATATGTAAGTCTGTGGTGGAAGGTACGTAAGCTTAAAAAAGCGATATGGAACCAAGTAAAAATAGAAATGCAAGACGACCGCAAGTATATTGCTAGGCGGGTTAGTTGTTGGTTAAAGAATGGAAATCAAATATGGCTATAGAAAAAGGTTTATATGCAGCCCCGATGGGCATGGATCAAGCAGCGGAAAACGAAGAACCGCTAGAGATCACCATTGAGGATCCAGAAAGCATTGATATTAACGCAGGCCCAGTAAGTATTCACATTGAACCTGGCGCCGAAAGTGGAGAAGAGTTTGGGGCTAATCTTGCCGACTTTATTAGCGAAGATGTATTAGAACAGTTAGCTGGCGATTTGCTTGGCGACCTAGAAGAAGATATTGGCTCACGTAAAGATTGGATGCAGACATACGTCGATGGTATCCAGTTGTTAGGTATGAAGATTGAAGAGCGTAGCGAGCCTTGGGAAGGCGCATGTGGCGTGTATCACCCACTGTTAGCTGAGACATTAGTTAAGTTCCAAGCAGAAACAATGATGTCGATATTCCCAGCATCGGGTCCAGTTAAGACAACTATTATTGGTAAAGAAACCCAAGAGAAGAAAGATGCCGCCGAGCGTGTTCAAGATGACATGAACTATCAGCTTGTTGAGAACATGGAAGAGTATCGCCCTGAGACAGAACGGATGCTATGGGGCTTGGGTTTATCCGGTAATGCGTTCAAAAAGATTTACTTTGATCCAAGTCTAAACCGACAAGTTGCAATGTTCGTACCGGCAGAAGATTTAGTTGTGCCTTATGGCGCTTCAAGTTTAGAGTCTGCACCTCGTGTATCGCACATCATGCGTAAGACTAAGAACGAGGTTCGCAAGTTACAAGTAGGTGGCTTCTGGCGTGACGTGGACTTGGCTGACCCAGTTGATGCATTCGATGAAGTTGAGAAGAAGATTGCAGAGAAGATGGGCTTTAAAGCATCGACCGATGACCGCTATAAGATCATTGAGATGCAAGTTGACCTTGACTTAGAAGGTTACGAGGATACAGATAAACACGGTGAGCCTACTGGCATTGCCTTGCCATACATTGTGACTATTGAGAAGTCTACCAGTACAGTGCTAGCTATTCGCCGCAACTGGAGAGAAGATGACAAGACTAAACAGAAACGTGCGCACTTTGTTCATTATGGTTATGTCCCCGGTTTTGGGTTCTATCATTTTGGCCTTATTCATCTTATTGGCGCTTTTGCTAAATCAGGAACTTCAATTCTCAGACAACTCGTCGACGCCGGATCACTTAGCAACTTGCCAGGCGGCTTTAAAACCCGTGGATTGCGAGTCAAAGGAGACGATACTCCTATTGCCCCAGGGGAGTTCCGGGACGTCGATGTTCCTAGTGGTTCAATGAGAGACAACATTATGCCGCTCCCTTATAAGGAGCCAAGTCAAGTCTTAGCTGGCTTGATGGATAAAATAATTGATGAGGGACGCCGTTTTGCGTCTGCAGCGGATTTACAAGTATCTGACATGTCGAGCCAAGCTCCTGTTGGTACAACGCTAGCAATTCTGGAGAGAACCCTCAAAGTAATGTCCGCAGTACAAGCCCGCATCCACTATTCATTGAAGAAGGAGCTTTGTCTTCTGCGTGACATTATTTGTGACGATACACCAGAAGATTATTCATACGAACCACAAGTTGGAAGTTATAAAGCAAAACGCTCTGACTATGACCACGTAGACATTATTCCTGTATCAGATCCAAATGCTGCAACAATGAGTCAAAAAGTTGTGCAATATCAGGCAGTAATGCAGCTATCTCAAACAGCACCTCAGTTGTATAACTTGCCTTACCTTCATAGACAGATGTTGGAAGTTTTGGGTATCAAGAATGCTCAGAAATTAGTACAGCTTCCTGAAGATATGAAGCCTACAGACCCTATTACGGAAAATCAAAATATCCTTATGGGCAAACCTGTACAAGCATTTTTATATCAAGACCATCCAGCACATATTGCTGTACACCAAGCTGCTATGCAAAACCCAAAGGTTGCTCAGTTAATAGGTCAAAACCCACAAGCTCAGGTCTTAATGCAAGCTATGCAAGCACATATTAATGAGCATATTGCGTTTGAGTATCGCAAACAAATGGAAGAACAGATGGGCGTTGAGTTGCCATTCCATCCAAGCGACGACGAAGAAGATCAGTCTATGCCACCATCTATGGAAGTCCATATTTCTCAATTGGCTGC